ATCCTAACCACATTTATCAAAGAACAGAAAACCTTTAAAAATTTACAGTATTATTCCGTTGCAATGCAAATTTCAGAAACGTTCAGTGCTGGATTTAAGCCAATTGGAAAGATGATAGACGTCATCCGGGTTTTCTTTGAAGACCGCCAAGCGCTTTATGATAAAATTGCAAGTACAGTGATTCCGGTAATTGTATATGCAGGTGATGAAAATAATCTTCCTGAGATTTTTGATCGTATCAATTCACAGGGTACCCCTTTGGATCAATATGAGGTCTATGCTGCGGCATGGCCGGTAAAGCAGAAATACACCATCAGTAATGCAGAAGTTATTGAAAATGTGGTTCGGAAGTACGATGCATTTACAAAAGAAGATTATCAGATTCACGGATACAGCCGGGAAGAAATGCGTACCAAGAAACAGGTAAATGCATTTGAATATTTGTTTGGACTTGGGAAATATCTAGTACATAAATATGAGATTGTCAGTTTTAATATGAATCTAGCTGATGATACTGTAAATCCAATTGCTTTTGAACTGATGAATGCCTGCTTGAATGACTCAGATAAAATCAAGGTGTTGTATAAGAATTTTGTGGGAATGGATATAGATGCGTTTGAAAAGGCTCTTTGTACAGCGATTGATTTTGTAAATTCTGCTATATTGGTTATTACAAAGTTTAAAGGAAATAGCCGAAATTCAAACAAAAAATTCCATTCGAAGTATCAGATTCTGTCTATGGTATCTACTACTTTCAAGGAGATGTATGCTGGCAATGAATATAGTGGATTCTCTGATACATGGGCAGAAAGAAAAAGTGATTTGTCACGAAATCTTGTTCAGTATTATGTTTATGATATACTGACGAATTACTGGAGTGAAGGTGGTACAAACAAAATTCACAGTGCGGCAAAGCCCAACCGCTATAGGATAGAAATCTCAGACCGTGCTTGGATGGCTACTTTGGACAGTTTTTTTGAGCGTTCAATACTCCGGGCAGAAAAGAAAAATATTGCTAATCCAAAGAGTGAAGAATATGTTTTTTTGAACTGCATTTATTTGAACATTTTTACTGCTATGGATCAGTTGTCAATTGACAAATTTGATGTGGAGCATATTGCACCAAAAGAGCAGATGCGGAAACTAATAGAAGCCTGCAGTGGAGAAGGCCTGGCTGTTAGCTGCGTAGCTAATCTATGCTACTTGCCGGAAACTGCTAACCGAAGTAAAGGAGCAAAGAATTTTTATCAGGACAAAAAGTATCTGGAGCATATTAATTTGGAGGAAGTGGAATACAAATATAGTTTTACTGAAGAGGATGATTTGGAATGGATGGATATGCCGTATGAGCAGCCAGAGGACTTCGTAGTTCTGAAAGAATATTATGCTGATTACTGTACAAAGCGTTTTGATAAGATGAAACATTTATTCTGTGAATCAATGGGGATTGGGTACGATTGCATGGAAGAAGATAATGAACCAGGTGTGGTTATTCCGGAGATTCAAGAGAAACAGGAGCTAAAAGAAAAGAAAAAACGCAATAAATTCTCTGATAAATGCGTGGGAAGGCTTGTTGAATATCTGCATTGTGAATTAGTAAAAAGCGGAAGAAACGCTTATACTACAGCTAGTAAAAAAGAGGGGTTTTTAGTTACGACATCAAAAATGTACAATAAAGGCGGACGTGAAAGGTATTGGTTCGCTTATAGAACTAATCCGTTGAGGTATCTGGATGGTTGTGAGAAAAAATATATTGTATACGGATGCAGGGATGAAAATACGTTGATTATGATGTCGGTTGAGTATATTGAAAAGTATTTGGACTGTATGCGAGTGTCACGGGATGATCAGGGAAATATTGCACATTGGCATATAGAGTTCTATAAAGATGCAAATAATCATTTGACGTGGATGATGTCTAAACCAGAGAGTTATGAAATAAGCATAGATGAATATTGTTTATAAATATTGAACGGTTAGAGAAGATAGAATTCAGCTAACTTTTTCTTTTTGATAAAATAAAGATAAAATAAAACGCTGCTTTATGGCAGCAAAATCATAAATATAGTTGACAAAAGGCAGCGAATGTGCTATCATTTGCTATGAGGTGAGTTTATGTCCAATTTAGGTCAGCTAATAAAGATTAAAAGAGAAGCCGTTGGGCTGTCACAGAAAAAATTAGGAAATGCCTGTAGATTAAGCGACAGTGAAATAATGAAAATTGAGAATGGAGTTCGGAAGAAACCAAACTGGGAGAATCTGTGTAAGATTGCCCAAGCACTCAACTTCCATCCATTTGAATTGCTGTTGGCTGCAGGATATATTTCGGAAAACGATATCCATCCGAGTACACAACTTCGTAGTCTGGAGAAATTGAGCGAGAGTGATATTAAGAATTTACAGTTGTTCATAGACTTTATGATATCAAGGAAAAGCACAGATGGAATTTCAGAAGGAGGGCTGTGATTATGCCATTTAGATTAGGTGAGTTATTTTGCGGTCCGGGTGGGATTGCATGGGGTGCAATACATGCAAATATAGAAAATCCCGAGTTTTCAATCGTGCATCAGTGGGCAAACGATTATGATACAGATACTTGTGAGACCTACCGACATAACATTTGTCCCAATGCTCCGGAGACGGTGTATCATGGTGATATTCGTACATTTGATATGGGGCAGCTTGCTCCGATTGATGCGCTGGCATTTGGTTTCCCTTGCAATGATTACAGCGTAGTTGGAGAGCAGAGAGGCATGGACGGAGATTATGGTTCCTTATATTCTTATGGAGTCAGAGCATTAAGAATGTTCAGACCACAGTGGTTTGTGGCAGAGAATGTCGGCGGATTAAAAAGTGCAAATGGGGGAACTGCTCTTACAAGAATACTAGCCGGACTGAGAGATGCCGGTTATATTATAACACCACACCTGTATAAGTTTGAAGAATACGGAATACCGCAGGCAAGGCACAGATTGATAATAGTCGGCATTCGTGATGACATTGATGTGGAGTACAGAGTACCGTCAACAACTCCGTATGCCAATATAGATAATACCTGCCGAACAGCGATTGAAGAGCCGCCGATTCCAGCGGGTGCGTTCAATAATGAAAGAAGCCGGCATTCAGCGAATGTTGTTCATAGACTTCAGCATATTCTTCCAGGTCAAAATGCTTTTACTGCAAATCTGCCAGAAGAGCTGCAGTTAAATATCAGAGGTGCAAGAATAAGTCAGATTTATAAAAGGCTTGACCCTGACCGTCCTGCCTATACTGTTACTGGAAGCGGTGGCGGCGGTACGCATATTTATCATTGGGATGAGCCGAGAGCTTTAACTAACAGAGAAAGAGCAAGACTTCAAACTTTCCCAGATACCTATGAGTTTATGGGAAGAAAGGAAAGCGTTAGAAAGCAGATAGGTATGGCAGTACCATGCAGAGGTGCCCAGATCATCTTTGAAGCAATCCTATGCTGCTTTGCAGGAATTGATTATCCTGCAACTGAAGCAAATATTTATGAATAGAAAAGAAAGCTGCACCTTAAAAGTGGTGTAGCTTCTTTTCTGTGTTAATAGTTCAACCGGTTTAAATAATTTCAAGTGAAATGGTGGTTGGATTTACCCATGTAACTCTTACAGAATTATTGGGTGTGGCATTGCAGCTTTTGTACCAATTTCCAATCATTTGAAGATTTCCTTGAACTGAAAACTGTTTTGCATAAACGTCACCAGCAGTAGAGCATCCTTGTGCAAGCAGCAACACATTATTTAAGAAACCATCAGTTGAACTTGCATAGAATAAGTTGCAGCCCAGTCCGGATGGAGTGTGGTTTGAATTAAAGACCTCATAATTTATAGCATAGTTTTTAGGAATAGGGATATATCCTTCACCTGATACAATATCTCTATTGGTTGGATTTCTGTATTCACCCCAAGCTAAATGGGGTGGCTTTAATGAAACTGTATAGGTATCTCCAGCTCGTGCCATAATAATCATCTCCTTATTATATTTAGAAATTTAATGTGCTTACGATACCGCAACTCTTATATATTTGCGATTATTTTTTCATACAGCATAGACAAATTGGCTTCCGTTACAGCCTTTTTGAGTTGGCACTCCCATATAACGAGAACTTGCCAACCTTGCTGTTCGAGCAGAAGAGTATTTTCTGCATCCCGCTCAACATTGCGGTCAATTTTTTTATGCCAGTATTCCTCATTTGAAGACGGCCAGACAAAACGCCCGCAGTTATGATGATGCCAAAAGCATCCATTTACAAAAACGACAGTTTTGTATTTTCGCAGAACAATATCTGGGCATCCGGGAAGTTTACGGGTATTCTTCCTGTAACGAAGTCCGCGGGAAAACAGATACTTCCGTACTTTTTCTTCCGGCTTAGAGTTCGTGCTTCGTATATGTGACATATTCATACTTCGGACTTCTTTGGAGTGCATATCTGCCATGACAACCGCCTCCTTTATTACTCTGCTTCGTTCTCACTGACATCGTAATACATTGTATCGTGCGGGAGTTTGATATTTGGTACCCATAATTGCTTGCCGTTCCAGCCCTTTGTTCCAGTAACCTGATACATCGTCAACACCACTTTATCAAGGAAGGTAGCACCGAGCTGCCAGTCGTTTGGGGACAGCAATGCACCTGTTCCCTGTGCGACATTTCTTTCACGTCGTACAATCAAAATTCCTTGTCCCACAGGTTTTTCGGAAAGAATAGTATTAATGACTGACTGGAACGCAGACAGTTTAAAGTCTGAACTCGGAATAATATGTGTCAGTATTTCCCTTATAAATCGCAGATTTACTTGGTAGTAAGGCTCATCATTCGAGAAGTCTTTCAGCAAATCAGAAATTACTTCAATGGAGTCATTGCTTGGATTAAACGGATAGTAATTCGTTCCGCCGGATATGATTTCCACGTGGTCATTGTCCAAGACATTCTTTCTGGTAGGATTGAGACCGTTTGGATAGTAAATTTTAACATCTTCTATACCACGCTCAATTTGAGCGATAATGGAATCGTTGGTAGCGTTGATGTCAGCAAACAGCTTATACAGGTGTTCGTCAATAAAAATCTTCATCATACCGTGGTCACGGTCATAGCCAAACATACGGCTGTGCTGCCACATAGTGTCAGCCTGTGGTTTCTTACTGGTTCTTGTATAATATATGGTTTGCAGTCCGGGGAAGGTAACGCCTCGTCCGAGTGTATTTCCTCCAATAACAAAGTTGCATCCTATAGCATACTCGGAACTTTCAATTTCATTCTTGCCGTTCATAACAAGAATTTTTATGCCCTTGCTGATGAGCAGATTTTTTGTGGTATCAAGCACTGTATCAAAAGACTGCTTTTTGGATTTTGCCGGATCCATCAAATCATAGCAGTTTTGAAACTCAGTGATAAAATCGTCATTCATATGTTCCACGCACCAATTTAATTCCTTTGTGACATCATCCGCAAAACGCTGGTGTGCAGACTGCCTTACACTTGGATGAAACAGGCAGTTAGATACTTTACCGCCGGAAGACAGTATTTGTGCGGAAACCGCCAAATGTCTTACAACAACACTTCTTGTCGGTCTTTGTATGTTTTCTAAGTATTCGATGCATGCAGGCTTTCCGCTATTCGGAAAAAAGAAATTACCGCCTAAATAGCCATCACCCGGATGAAAATAATAAGTAAAGTAAGGATGCCATCCAGATGCCATTGTCTGCAGCAGAATGGCTTGTGGGGTACCAGTAACCTGCAGGTACAAGCTGCTGGAAGCACCGTTTTTAATCGCATCCAGATACTTGTTGATTGATGACTGCTTATCACGATTCACTAAAGTGTTAAGAGATGCTGCATCAGCTTCATCGTCCACTATAAAAAGAGGATTTCCTTTCATAAATCCTGTCGAGCCAAAAATATTAGCCCACAATTTCAATACACGGACATTTTTCTTCAGCACAACGATGGTGGGTTGCATAAGGCTGTTATCGATAAAGAGACGAGAGTCGTTTTCGCCGCAGATGCAGAAACCGTCCAGATCTGCTCTTACTCGGTCTAAAGTTTGCTGCTGAAGTACAACATTATCTGTGGTAAGCAGGATAAAGGCAGGAAATCCTAAGTCAGCAGCTTTACACATGATGCCAAACATCTGACCTGTTTTTCCAGACTGCACATTGCCAAAGAGCAAACCAATTTCATGGCTGGTAAATGAGAAATTACTAACATGCTGATTGCCTACATCTTCGGCAGTTTTGGAAATTGACTCCGCTAATTTCATATTCCCACGATTGGTTATAGTATTCAAATATGTTTTTAAATATTGCACGATCGTCACCTCTATTCTTCAGGTTGGGATTCAAAGGATAAAAGCCAGACATCCATAGCTGTTCCGTTTTCATCAAGTGCCGTCTGTCCAGTCTTTTTAAGTACAAGGCGGTCACAGCCGTATTCATGCAGCATTTCCTGTGTAATCATGCCTGTGCGGTCAGTGTCAAGCTGAGTGTCATTTACAGGATAGACTAATCCAGCAGCGGAAAGACGACCTTTTATCCATCTGCCAAGGATGAGCTCATCGCCGACAGCACTAAACTGTTTATTTCCGTCACTTGTTGTGTGGGCTTTAAACCAATAGCCATCATCAGTAACAACAAAAAAAGTCTTGTTTTTTTCAGGATATCCTTCTGTTCGTGCGATTTCCTTGCTTACTGTCAGCTGTGTTTCATACCAGTCTCTGGACTTGCGCTTGCTTCTTGGAGCCGCATAGCAAACATTAATATTAGACTTTGTGTAATGCTTGTTATCGTCCATATGACGTTCTGCAAACTTCGGCACCTTCAGTGGCAGAAGGAAAGAGGCATATGCTTTGCATCGCTCGTAAAATGCCACATTGGAATGCGGCACTTGTGTTACAAGTTCAATACCACTTAAAGAGGTGTTGACTTCACGAACAAGTGACATTCCCGTTATGTCTGCAATATTGGAAGAACAGCTGGGTGCTTTCAAATCTTTAATGTGCCCAGCAATTTCTGCGGCCTCGGATTCATCAGTTATGATGGATGCAATTTCATACTGTCTGCGGTTATTTGCTTCAAGTTTAATTACACCTAAGTTTGCTGAACCTATAATGGCAGAAAATGGTTTTTCGTCTTTGTAGAAACAGTACAATTTCCCATGATACTTGAAGGCTTTTATCATTCGGATTTCACCGATGTTATCTGACTGCCATTTTTTATTAAGGCGCATTGCAGTATGATAAGACCCTTCCGGCATACCTTCAATAAAGTACATACCAATGTTGAGACATATATTTTGGATTTTGTGTTCAGATACCAACTGCTCAAGTTCGTCTAACGATGCATGGGAAACATATCCAACGGCAATATCAACACGGTCAGCTTTTTCAAACTGTTCATTAAAACAGTCAATAATAGTCTGCTGTTCCTCAGAGGTTCCAAGCGGTAATATATTTGAATATAGTAGTTTCATAGGTTTACTCCTTTGTGTCGGTCGTAGGTAATTCGTCTTTTACAAGTTCAACAATGTCAGAAATATCGCAATCTAAAGCTTCGCAGATGCGAAGCAGGACATCTGTTGTGATGTTGGCACCTTTTCCGAGTTTTGCGACAGAAGCGGAACTGACACCGCTGATTTTTTTTAAATCCTGCTTGTTCATATTTTTGTCAATAAGCATTTTCCAAAGTTTATTGTAATTGAAGTGCATAATTTACCTCCTATACGTTTCAGGGCAATGGAGACGGTTTATTTCACTTCTCCCCAATTTTCACCAAACAATTCATTTCCATTTGCATTCAGTTGGATAACTATAGTGCTGTCCAGAATTTGCTGTATCTTTTCAGTCGGTGCTTCTTGTTTATCAAATGCAATAAATACCTGCTTGTCGTTTTCCATATACAGTTCCATGAGCTTTTCAAGCGGTGCATATCCTATATGGTTGAAAATCAAAGAGTCGTGAGCCAATGCCGGAAGAGGGGTTAATTTTAGTACGCTCATATCGAAAATAATGAGACTCTTATAAGATGTTCCTGTTCCGCTGTCATCAGGGGTCCAGAACGAATATTTGGTTCCATCCACAAGGTCGATAACTGGAGCCTGACGGTTTTTGTCATAGATGATATCGTTGTATCTTACCATTTGTGCGTTAATTTCAGACGCAATGCTGCGAAGTTCTGTCTCCTGCGCTGTTGTTAAATCAGACTTTGCTGTGATTACCTCAGCAGCATAATCCTTTGTATTGTCGTATGCATCATTCTGAGCTTTCAAGTCGTCTATGCGGTGACTAATTGCAGTATAACTGTCCAAAAAAGTTTTTGGCATTGTTGTAGGAATGCCGAGTTTCCGCTGCTCTTCCTCTAATGATGAAATTTCGGTATCCAAGGAAGCGATAAGGATGCTTAATCTTTGTGCTTCATCATTTAGTTCCGTGATAAGAATTTGCTGCATTTTCCCATGAAAACTCTCAATTTGGGAAAGTTTGCGTAAATTCATAGTAGGAAAAAACTCTGCAAGTTCAGCTAAATCAGCAGAGGTCTGTGTAAATCCGCCATTTATACTGACATTAACAATTTCCAACTGTGATTTAAGACGGCTTCGTTGTCTCTTCAATGATGTGATTTTTCCTTTGATTTCAGAGGCTTCATCTGCATGAGACAGTTCTTCAGAGGATAAATCACGGTCAGTCTGTGCAACGAGTACATTCAGCTCAGTTTCTAATTGCCGTATTTCCAGCAGATTCTTTTTATATTGTGCTTGTGTGGTGGTAGAATAAGGTACAAACTCTAACTTGCGGGCTTTTCTATAAGCCTTTTTACGTTCTTCCTTCCGTTGCAGTGCTGTCCTGTATTGTTCGATTTTCCAATATACATTAAAAAGTTTTTCTAATGCGATAATTGCAGCTTCAGCCTTTTCTCCGTGATAAGAATCAAGAGGACGGGTACTGGAGTGATTATCCTTTCCGTAAATTCTAAGATAACGCCCAACTACATCTCTGAAAGTTGAATATGGCAGATTGATATTATATAAATTGAAGAGCTTTTTGCGGAAGTCATCTACACGGATAGTATCCTTCACTGCATAAGTGGAATCACATATGTTTACATAGCCGCTGTTTACAATATCTCTGGAAAAGTAGTGGATAGTTTCTCCAAATTTAAAGGCAAACATAATCGTATGATTGCCAAGGTGATGAGCGGCATCTGAGTTTTTATAGGTATCTCCTCCAAACGCATAATCGATAATAAGCATAAAGGTAGATTTTCCAACAGAATTATCTGCCGCTTTGCCGCCTAATACAGTATTTAAACCCTCATGAAACCGAATGGCTGGTCGAGGTTCTCCATAAGATTTGAACTCATTACATTTAATCTCATATAACATAGCATAGAACCTCCTTTTCTTCATCGTAGTCAATTTTTTCTAAGGCATACAGTGCATCCAGAACTTCTATGAAATCATTGATACTGGAAAAATGTTTTTGTAGCCTCATATAAAGAATACCTGCTGGGAGAGATTCTTTTTCTAAAACTTTTAACACTACAGGAAATTGGGATAAGATGCTTTCACTGTAGTTGAATAATTTACTCGGTAATTGCATCGAAAACCTCACATTTCTGCACAAAATACGCTATAACAATTTCACACATATCACGACTGTCATTGGTGTTTAATGCAAGCCAGTCAACTAAACTTGAAAAAATCTCCGGCTGTTCAAGTCCTTTGTCACGCAGGTTAAAATAATTCAGTTTGACCTGCATACAAAATGGTTCAAAACGTAGTTTGCCCTCTTTGCTTAATTGCTGAAAAATACCATGTACAGTATTGTAATACTCACTGACATAGGCTTTGGCTTTTATGTATAATGCCCGATGTACAGGGAGTATTTTTTGCCTTAGTTCCACGGGTTCATAATTCAGAGGGACAAGACTATCTGGCGGAGTATCTGCTATTTTTCGGAGCACACGCTCTACGCCTTCCTCAACCTTGGTGCCGGCCAAAGCCGCCGTGGTTTCAGCTTCATTCATAAGTTGTTTCTTTATTTCCGCAAGCCTTTTTATATGAGCGTCGTCACGTACAAGATTAAATCTTTTGCCGCAGTTGGGACAAAGAGCAATCAAGTTATCAAAGGAATCGGCACTGCAGTTTGGATTGATAGCTGTAATAGTGTAATCCATTTGTGTTTGTCCATTTACATCAATATACAAAGGGCGGCAGCAGTTGTCATTTGGACATAAGCCTTTGGTTTCGACTAACAAACGCATGTGATATTTCTTTTCTGCATCGACAGGTGTTATAGCCGCAGTGCCGCTTTTGCTTACAGCAGGAGTGGCCTTTTTCTTTTTTGAACTGGCGGCGTTAATAATGATTTCCTTGAACAGAACCGCACATATCTCAGCCGCATTGTAGGTGGTCATTTCAGGTTTGTATAGGATAAGAGCATCGCAAAGATTTGAAGTTGCACCATCAGGGAGACTGTCTATATAAGAAATAAACTTTTCCGGTTCAATATGTTTGTTTATTTTCTTTGCAATTCCAGAAATGCCGTTTGTCCCATTGAAATAAGACTTGAAGGATGGGAGGGTATATGATTCAACTGGATTATCATGACCATCCGGGTAATCTGTAATATTTAAAAACAAATCTTGTGTAAATACATCAACATTAGCTCCATCTGCAAATATGGAATGGAGCGTTTCTGCAAATTGGCTAAATTCCACGCTGAAAAACCTCCTAGTCTTCGTATCCGAGCATATCCAAAGATATCCGGCAATGTTAAGTCGAAATAGAAAAATTTATATAATTAGTATTGTAAAGCAAAGGTGAGTATGAAATCACAGGACCCAAAATACTGATACATTTATATTATATCAAAGCTGTTCGCAAATTTCAATCTAATGTTCACGAACGAAGAAATTTCAACAGCGTTTGAAGAAACTGTATGTATGAGGTTAACAGCCAACCTTAATAAGCTGAATAAATAATATCACAGGCCTGATTAGCTATAAGGGCACGGGATTCCCATGCTTGTAAGTACTCCTTCCGCACCGCCATACTGGCAGGCAAGTGAAACAACTTCTCTCCTTGTATGGTAAGGGCTGTCTTTCGTGATTGACACAGATGTGACATGCGAACCTATTGGCAGATCATTAAAGTTACGCGCCAAGTTTTTTACATTTAAAGAAATAGGAATAAATCTTTCAAAAGATTTTTAAATAGGAAATTAATCTTCCTATTCAGCCTTTATATTAAGGACAAGCAAGAAGAGAGGAGGTGACAATTGTGAGTGCCAATGAGCGAAGAGCCGAGATTATGAAAATTTTGACTGCAAGAAGACAAGAGAATATGCAGAACTTGGCTCGTGAGTTTGGAGTGACGGACAGAACAATCCGTAACGACATTTTGGTACTTACGATTGAATATCCTTTGGAAACGTGCCGGGGAAATGGTGGAGGAGTAAAACTTGCAGACTGGTACTATCCGCATAAGAATCTTTTTAGTATCGAACAGATACACACTCTACAGAAATTAATGAGAGTAGCGGATGAATACCAGAAGGCTGTATTGGAAGGAATGCTTCGTGCCTACGGTCAAAGCCAATATCAAAAACTTGCGAAATAAATAAACACACACACGGCCAATACAGAGCCGAATGAAAGGAAGGTAAACAACATGAAAAAAGTATTTATTTGTTCCCCATATCGTGGGGACATCGAGAGAAACACCAAATTAGCACGGAAGTTCGGACGACATGCGGCAAAATGCGGCTATGTACCGGTCATTCCTCATTTGGTGTTTCCTCAATTTCTGGATGATAACAATCCGGAAGAAAGAATCCTTGGCATCACAATGGGTGCGGAGCTGCTGAAGTCCTGCGACATGATGTGGATTGTTGGAAACAGGCTGAGCAAAGGGATGCAGTATGAAGTGGAAGCCGCTAAAAAGCATCAAATCCCTGTTCGTTGCTATGACACGGACATCAACCGTATTTACCCGGAAACAATGAGCATTGATGACAGGATTGATGATGCTTTTGCAGCAGCACTGAATGGTGTGCTGTTTGATTAAAAGAGAGAGGATGGTTTGCAATGAGTGAGATTTATTTAGAAATGGCAGAGCATTTCGAGCAGCTGGCAGCCGGATGCAGGGGATTAGCAGAAGTGAATGTTCCGGCTAAGAAAACTGAAAAAAAGACAACTCCAAAGAATGAGAAAGCAAAAAAGGAAGTAACGATTGAGGAAGTTAGAGCAGTACTTGCAGCTAAGAGTCAGGAAGGCAAAACACATGAAGTTAAGGCTCTGCTGATGAAATATGATGCAGGGAAGCTTTCAGGGGTTAAGCCGGAAGATTACTCAAACCTTCTGCAGGAAGCGGAGGTATTATAATGAGCGCTCATGCTCGGTTTTCTCCATCGTCTGCCAAACAGTATATGAACTGCCCTCCCTCCTTATTCCTGGGAGAGCAGTTCAAAGATGAGGAAAGCCAGTACGCTGCAGAAGGAACTGCCGGACATGACTTGGCAGAACACCTCATTAAAAAGCATTTGAAGCTAAGAAGCAGACGTCCGGTGTCGAACTACTATTCAGATGAACTGGTGGAAGCGGTGGAGGAGTATGTGGCTTTTGTCATAGAGCAGATTGAGGAAGCCAGACGGATTTGCAGGGATCCCGTTTTTTCGGTGGAACTCCGAGTGGATGTTTCAGAGTATGTTGCCGGATGCTTCGGTACGGCAGATATGGTAGTGATTACCGATAAGGTGGTTCATATCATAGATTTAAAGCTGGGAAAAGGAGTACCTGTTTATGCCGAAGAGAACCCGCAGCTGATGATTTATGGTCTTGGAGTTTTATGGATGGCTGAACTGCTCTTTGATATTGAGATGGTACGCCTTACTATCTTTCAGCCACGGCTTAATAATTCCAGCACCTGGGATATCAGCACCTCTGATTTAAAGCAGTGGGGCGAATCAGAATTAAAGCTAAAGGCGGCGATGGCACTTGCCGGAAATGGTGAATTTTCTTCTGGCTCTTGGTGCAGGTTTTGTAAAGCGCGAAATCAGTGCCGGGCAAGAACCGAGGAATTTTTGAAACTGGCACAGATGGAATTCCGGAAGCCGGATCTTCTTAATGATGAGGAGATGGCAGAAGTACTTAAGGTGTCAGATGAACTCTCCAAATGGGCATCCGATGTATACACTTATGCACAGAATGAAGCCATTACTCACGGCAAAGAGTGGTCAGGTTTTAAATTGGTGGAAGGCAGGAGCAACCGTAAGTATTCTTCAGAAGAAGAAGTTGGAGAGGCAGCAAAAGCAGCTGGGTTTGCGGATATTTATAAGAGTGCTCTAATTGGTATAACCGAGATGGAGAAACTCATGGGCAAGAAAGAATTTGCCCGTATCTTAAGGCATCTGGTTTACAAGCCACAGGGCAAAATTACACTGGTGCCGGAAACTGATAAACGTGAAGCAATTTGTCAAGCAACCGCTGAAGCGGATTTTATGGAGGTTAACAATCATGAGTAATAATACAAGTCAAACAAAAGTAATCGTTCCCTGTCGTTTTTCCTATCTCAATTGTTGGGAGCCGAATTCAGTTAATGGCAGTGAGCCGAAGTATAGCGTATCCGCCATTATACCGAAGAGCGATACCAAGACCATTGAAGCCATTAAGGCAGCGGTTGAAGTGGCAAAGAAAGAGTCTGTATCTAAATGGGGCGGCAAAATCCCTGCCAACCTGAAGTTGCCGCTCCGTGACGGTGATATCGACAGACCAGATGATGAAGCATATGCTGACAGTTATTTCTTCAATGCAAACAGCAGGCAGGCGCCCCAGGTGGTGGACAAGTCAGTCCAGCCTATTCTGGATCAGTCCGATGTATATTCCGGCTGTTACGGCAGGGTGAGCGTTACCTTTTATGGGTATAACTCGAATGGTAATCGTGGCATTGCAGCAGGACTTGGCAATATCCAGAAACTCCGTGACGGTGAGTCTCTGGGGGGCAGAACCAATGCAGCAGATGATTTTGACAGTATGGATGATGACGATTTCCTGTCATAAAGAAAGAAGGCGGTGCTCAGCCACCGCCAATACATAAGAATCTTAGAAAGGTTGGGCTTAAATGAAAAAATTATCAATTGATATAGAAACTTTCAGCGATGTGGATTTGATTAAGTGTGGTGTTTATGCATATGCAGACAGCTCTAACTTTGAAATATTGCTGTTCGCATATGCCTTCGATGAGGAGGAGATACAGATTGTGGATTTGGCTTCTGGAGAGGAACTGCCAGAAGAAGTGATGGAGGCCCTATTAGATAAGGAGGTTATTAAGACTGCATTTAATGCTGCATTTGAACGTATCTGTCTATCACGGCATCTTGACATTCCACTTTCAAGCAAAGGGTGGCAGTGTACAGCGGTTCAGTCAGCCATGCTCGCTCTTCCACTCTCATTGGAAGGTGTGGGTGCAGTGCTGGGGCTTTCCAAGCAGAAGATGAGCGAAGGAAAAGAGTTGATTCGCTACTTTTCCATACCCTGTAAACCAACGAAATTAAATGGCGGCAGGACGAGGAATCTGCCGGAGCATTCCCCGAACAAGTGGAGTCTGTTTAAGGCATATTGTATCAGGGACGTGGATGTGGAACGGCAGATTCGAAAGAAACTAAATAAATATCCGATACCAGAAAGTGAGAGGGAACTGTATCTTCTGGATCAGTCCATCAATGACAGGGGAGTGTTAGTGGATAAGGAGCTTGTGGCACATGCAGTGGAGTGCAACTTACAGTATAAAAATGCTGTTACGAAACGTGCTTATGAATTGACTGGGCTGGAGAATCCCAATTCTGTGGCACAGATTAAGAGCTGGCTTTCGGAACAGGGGTTGGAGACAGAAAGCCTTGATAAGAAATCGGTAAAAGGGCTGTTGTCAGAAACCGATGGGGATATCTTTGAGGTCTTGAAATTAAGGCTTCTGATGTCAAAGACATCAATCAAAAAGTATGAAGCCATTGAACGAAGTGTCTGTTCGGATGGCAGAGTGCATGGTCTGCTGCAGTTTTACGGCGCAAACCGTACCGGACGGTGGGCAGGCAGACTGGTTCAGGTGCAGAATCTGCCGCAGAACCATTTGACTGATTTGTCTCTTGCCCGTGACCTCGTAAAAAAGAGATGGTATGAGGAAGTAGAGATGCTCTTTGATTCCACCCCCGGAGTTCTGTCGGAACTGATACGAACCGCCTTCATCCCAAAGCCAGGCAGCCGGTTTATAGTAGCCGATTTCTCAGCAATTGAAGCGAGGGTGCTTTCGTGGATATCTGGAGAGGCATGGAGGATGGAGGTATTTTCCACACATGGGAAAATCTACGAGGCATCGGCTTCTGCCATGTTTGGTGTACCGATTGAGGAAATCACCAAAGGCTCCTCCCTTCGGCAGAAGGGTAAGATTGCAGAACTGGCTCTTGGATATGGCGGGGCGGTAGGGGCGCTTACTTCAATGGGAGCTTTGGATATGGGACTGACGGAAGAAGAACTGCCACAGCTTGTGCGGCAGTGGCGGACGGCAAATCCTCATATTACAAAGTTCTGGTGGGATGTAGATGCAGCCGCTATGACTGCATTACGGGAGAAAATCGAAACAAGGGTTGGCAGGGTGGCTTTCCATTACGAATCCGGTCTCCTGTTAATAACGCTTCCTTCTGGTAGAATGCTATTCTATGTGAAACCAAGGATAGCATTAAATAAATTTGGCAGGGAAGGAATCACCTACGAGGGCATCGGTGAAAATAAGAAGTGGCTGCGGATTGATACCTATGGTCCGAAGCTGACCGAGAATATTGTACAGGCAGTCAGCCGAGATTTGTTGGCTCTTGCGATGCTTAGGCTGCAGAAAGCCGGATTTGAGATTGTGATGCATATCCACGATGAAGTGGTGCTTGAGGTTCCGCATGGTGTTACTAACGTGGAAGAGGTCTGTAGCATAATGGCAGAAGCACCTGAATGGACAGATGGGCTTTTGCTTCGGGCAGATGGTTATGAATGTGATTTTTATAAAAAGGATTAGGGGGAAAGAAACGATGAAGATATTTGTATCAACGGGCAATTCCCGTATGGAGAAGAAGTGGAATGGCAGCGAGATAGAACTTCAGGATTTTAAAGATAGGATTGCTGTGACTATCCGCACCGCAGAAACAGTGGAACAGTATAAGAAGCTGCCAAAGGCAAAACAGGATGCGATTAAAGATGTGGGTGGCTTTGTTCTGGGAAAGCTAAAAGGTGGCAGGAGGAAGAAATCAAATGTGATCTCTCGTTCCGGTTTGACGCTGGATATGGATTATGCCACGGGGGATATTATCGAGCAGATTGAGATGTTCTTTTCCTTCCAGTGTTTCTTGTATTCCACCCACAAACATACACCGGAAAAGCCGAGACTCAGGCTTATCATCCCTTTAGCCCGTGAGGTGACACCGGATGAATATATGGCGGCAGCAAGAAAAATAGCTGAGGAAGTCGGTATGGAATTATTCGATGACACCACATATGAGCCAAGCCGGCTGATGTACTGGCCGAGTACATCTGCTGATGGGGAATTTATCTTTCACGAGATTGAGGGAGAATTACTTGAACCAGATACGGTGCTTGGCAAATACAAAGATTGGCACAACTCATCGGAATGGCCTGTCTCCAAAAGGCAGCAGGAGATTGTGCAGAGGGATATGAAGAAACAGGCAGATCCGCTTGGCAAAGAGGGCATTGTAGGCGTGTTCTGCAGAACCTATGGGATTGAGGAGACGATTCATACATTCCTCTCGGATGTATATGAAAAGAGTGTACTTCCGGGAAGATTTGACTATATTCCAGCTGACTCCCAGGCCGGAGTAGTGATTTACGAAGACAAGTATGCCTTTTCTCACCACGCTACTGACCCAGCTTGTGGAAGACTGATGAATGCTTTTGATGTGGTGCGAATCCATAAGTTTGGTGAGAAAGATTCCCGTGCCGGAGAGGATACGGAAGCAGCTAAATTACCATCTTTTAAAGCAATGACCGAGTTTGCTATTACTGATGAGAAGGTGAAGCTGACACTTGCGAAGGAAAGGGAAACAAAGGTGACTATAGAGTTTACCAGTGGTGATAGCTGGCAGACAAAGCTGGAATTGGATAGCCGGGGACGGGTAAAAGACACTTTGGAAAACATCGTGATTATCCTATCTAATGATGAGAATCTCCAAAGCATTGCCTTTAACCGCCATCGTGACAGCATTGATGCTGGAGAAGGATTGCCATGGGATCAGATGAAACCCGGATGGAGCGACTCTGACTATGCAGCACTCAAGGTGTATCTGAACCGTTTGTATGGGGTGTATTCTCCGGCGAAGACAAAGGATGCTGTTGTTGCGGTAGCCGCAAAACGTGCGTATCATCCGATTGCAGAGTATCTGGGAGGGCTTCCAGAATGGGATAAGACAGCCAGAATTGATCGTCTGTTGATTGATTACCTGGGAGCGGAGGATAATGCCTACAGTAAAGCGGTTATTAGAAAAGCACTGTCAGCGGCGGCGGCTCGGATTTACCGTCCGGGGACGAAGTTTGACAGTGTGCTGATCTTGAATGGCCCACAGGGCATCGGTAAATCTACCTTCTTTAGTAAATTAGCTGGGGGCTGGTTTTCTGATAGTCTGACTCTTACGGATATGAGGGATAAATCGGGACCAGAGAAACTGCAGGGCTATTGGATTTTGGAATTGGGAGAACTTGCCGGAATGAAGAAAACCGATGTGGAAACGGTTAAGTCTTTCATCTCCCGTGTGGATGATAAGTTTCGGGCCAGTTATGGTGTGACGGTGGAGAACCATCCGAGACAATGCATTGTGGTGGGAAGCACTAATTCTGAGGGTGGCTTCCTGCGTGACATTACGGGAAACCGCCGCTTCTGGCCTGTGCGGGTAAGCGGTGAGTGTGCAAAGAAACCTTGGCAGATGACTAAAGAGGAAGTGGAGCAGATTTGGGCAGAAGTATTGGTACTTTATCATGCAGGAGAAAAGTTGTTTTTAGAAGGCGATGAAGCTATGGCAGCAGTACAGCAGCAGGCAGATGCAATGGAGTCCGATGACAGGGAGGGGTTAATTCGCAGCTACCTTGATACTCTGCTTCCGGAAAACTGGGCTGAGATGAGCCTGTATGACAGAAGAAATTATTTAAACGGTAGTGAGTTTGGGACTCCTAAATCGAAAGGAATAGTCAGGAGGAAGCTGGTCTGCAATATGGAAATCTGGTGTGAATGCTTTAATAAGGATTCTTCCACTTTGAGAAAGACCGATTCCTATGAACTATCCGGCATTATACGGAAGATTGAAGGCTGGCAGAAGTACACAAGGACGAAAACCGGACAGGAGATCTTCCCGATTTATGGCAAACAGCGAGCCTATGAACGGGAACAAGAGGAACAAGCATAGTGGATGTTCTGATAGGTGTTTCTGATGGGAAACCCTATAGATATTGACTTTAGGAGTATTTTGTAACAAGGGAACAAGAAATCATTCTATAGAGATGTGAAAAATAAAAATAAAAAAGCTGGGTGTATACCTACAAGTGCGTATATGCGTATATAAGGGAAAAACAAAGCTCGTTCTATTTCTTGTTCCAGAGAGGCGGCAGTGATGAGAGAGAAAGAAGTGGAGAAAGTCCTTGTAAATCAGGTAAAAGAGCGTGGTGGTCTGGCGGTCAAATTTGTATCCCCGGGGTTCGATGGGGTGCCGGACAGATTACTCTTGTTCCAAAATGGCGCAGCTTGTTTTGTGGAAGTGAAGGCTCCTGGAAAAAAACTGCGTCCCTTACAGGAACTTAGGGCAAGGCAGCTTCGTGCGTTAGGATTTTCAGTTTATGTGATAGACAACAAAGAGATGATTGGAGGGATCTTGGATGAGATATGCAGCACATGATTATCAGGTAATTGCCACGGACTTTATCATAGAACATCCGACCAGCTGCCTTATTCTTGATATGGGGCTCGGCAAGACAGTAATTACACTGACGGCATTGTGGAATCTGGTACTGGATTCATTCGAAGTAGGGAAGATACTTATTATCGCACCGCTCCGGGTGGCAAGGGATACCTGGCCGACAGAACTTCGTAAATGGGAGCATCTATCCGGACTTACCGCTTCCGTGGTGGTGGGCTCGGAGAAAGAGAGGAAAGCCGCTCTTGGCAAAAAAGCGTTTCTCTATATCATCAACCGGGAAAATGTGGTATGGCTGTGTGAGAACCACCAGTGGGATTTTGACATGGTAGTCATTGACGAACTGTCTTCATTTAAATCCCATCAGGCGAAGCGGTTTAGGGCTCTTAGGAAACAGCGGTCAAGAGCCTGCCGAGTTTTAGGACTAACCGGAACACCGGGGAATTTAATGGATCTGTGGGCAGAGATTGGCATCCTTGATATGGGGCAGAGACTTGGAAGATTCATTGGAGCCTACAGGGAACGATTCTTCGTACCGGATAAGAGAAACCGGGAAATCATCTATTCCTACAAACCGAGAGAGGGAGCGGAGGAAAAAATCTATGAACTGATCTCCGATATGACTATTTCCATGAAGGCGGTTGATTATCTTAATATGCCGGAACTAATCAGCAATCGGATTGAGGTTGCTATGAGCGAGAAAGAAGCAGATATCTATGAACGGTTTCAAAAAGATATGGTAGTGACTGTTGGTGGAAAAGAATTGGATGCAGTCAATGCAGCTGCCCTTTCTGGAAAACTGGTTCAGATGGCAAACGGGGCAGTTTATGATAATGACAGAAATGTGATCCATATCCATGATAAGAAGCTGGATGCTCTGGAGGATTTGATTGAAGCAGTCAATGGGAAACCGCTGCTTGTGGCTTACTGGTATCAGCATGATAGAGAGCGGATTCAGAAACGATTTGATGTACGGATGATTGATACATCAAAAGACATTGAAGATTGGAATGCCGGAAAAATCTCAGTGGCATTGATTCACCCGGCATCGGCAGGACATGGATTGAATCTTCAGGAAGGCGGTTCCACCATCATATGGTTTGGTCTAACTTGGTCATTGGAACTATATCAGCAATTAAATGCCCGGCTTTGGAGACAGGGGCAGAAAAACACTGTAATATTGCAGCACATCATTACGAAAGGCACTCATGACGAGGATGTTATGAAGGCATTAGAAAACAAGAATGCTGGGCAGCAGGCTCTCATCGAGGCGGTAAAAATCAGGATTGGAGGATAGGTGATGAGTGAAAAGATAGAAAAAATCATGCGGGAATATCCGCAGATGCAGATGGAACTGAAAGCCTTATCCTTCGACTTAAATCATTTTAAGGGAATTAATGAGGAGGAGATGATTAGCTCCATGATGTATTCCCGTTTGGAAGGGGAAAGGGTACAGACAAGTGGGGTATCCGATAAGACTGCCCGTGTTGCTGTAGCTTTCCGACAGAAGATGGAGCGGATGAATGACGAGTGGTACGATTATATCTTTCGAAGCCACATGATGTTAAAAGAGGAAAGCGATTACTTTGAATATGCCATATCCAATCTTTCCGGTTATCTTTCCGGATTGATTACTGATATGGTGATGTCGGAAATGACATGGGATGAGCTGGCAGGGAAATACAATATCAGCCGGGCGATGGTGGGTAAGTGCAGGAAAAAGGCGATAAAGGAACTGGAAATCATGTATCTGGCCAGGGACAAGCAGATAGAGACTTATATTTTAAGTTAAGAAAGGGTGAAAGATATGTGTAAACGAGGCGAGATTTATTATGTGGATTTTGGTATGAACATAGATAGTAATAGGCAGAGTGGTATCCGCCCAGTTGTGGTGGTCAGTAATAATAAAGCAAACACCTATTCCCCAGTCATTACGGTAGTTCCGCTTACCACGAAAAGAAAGAAACCGTTTCTTCCCACTCATGTGCTGCTGCCATATGGCTGTGGGCAGGGGCTTACCAGAAACTGCATGGTATTGGCGGAACAAGTAGTAACTATTGATAAGAAGGATCTAATGGAGAAGCATGGCGAGATTACCGATGGGGAAGTGATGGAAAATATTACAAGAGCCTTGCAGGTGCAAATCGGTGTGTATCAAGAATATAATTAAAGACCAGCAGTCGGCATAGTGTCGGCTGCTGTTGGGGTACTATTGAGGAAAACGGGGATGGTTAAGGCTATGCCCAAAATTCCGCTGTAACTGGTAGACTGAAAGTAGACTAAGAGTAGACTGACAGTTTAAAAACTATGTGCTATGATTAGGATGTCAAAAACTATCGGAGCGGGAAACTGCTCCTTTTTTGCTGGCTGGATACATCTTTCATTCTTTTACGTATTCGCACGTACCAGAGGGTGATATTGCACGAGGGAGGAACAGTTATGCCGAGAAGACCAAATACACCATGTAAGCATCCTGGGTGTGCAAGTTTGGTACCATATGGCACAAGTTACTGCGAGAAGCACAAGCTGCTGCATAAAGTCGAAGCCAGAACAACAACAGAAAAAGGCTACAACTCAAAGTGGAAAAAGTCGAGGACGAGATATTTAAAATCCCACCCCCTGTGCGTACAGTGTAAGAAAGAAGAGAAATTTGTAAAAGCAACCGTAGTTGACCATGTCATTCCGCACCGAGGGGACGAGATATTGTTCTGGGATGAAGGGAATTGGCAGGCATTATGTAAGCATTGCCATGATGTCAAGACTATGACTGAGGATAGATATCAAGTATACCGTTATTGACAGATTCTTTGTTTCCTTCCTTTGGATTCAGATGGATATTCCGGCTGAGATTCACATACCATAGAGAGCTGAGGTGCAGGTGTAATGCGAATACAGTTTTCTTCGAAAGCAACTTCGATGGCATCCCCGATGTGGAATCCTAGTGATTCCAGCCATTTGCCTTCCATCTGGATTTTGGGTGTGGTTGTCCTGGTTCCCCATGAGTAGTGGACTTTCATTTTTTTCGTCTGCATAAGCGTAATCTCCTTTTGTTTTTGGTAGTGCCATGTTAAAGGGTGTGGCAGAGATTATCCAGTCAATTCGGAGGTATAACTTATACAAAGATTTTCTTCGTGTATTGTGCAGTTTACAGTATTCGGACGGGAAATATCGGATGGGGTGGGGGAGTCAAATCTCTAGGAAGCAGTTACCGGAAGACCGCCGCCCCCCTTTACGTGAATTTTCGCAAAATTAAACAAGGGGGATAGGCAATACAGGGGAAATGTCCCCGGAATATTAGTTGAAGCACTGTATTTTTCGCAAAATAGTTTCTTGTTGTTTTGCCAAAAAGTACAGTTTTTTCTATATTTTAGAGCCAGAAAACTATTAAAAAACGATAGTTTTCGGCTCTTTTTATATTGGAGAGGGTGAGAAAGATGACGGATGTACAGGCAGCTTCCATACGGGAACTTCGGATGAAAGGCATGGGTTATCGGGCAATTGCTTCGGTGCTTGGACTGTCCAGAGATATTGTAAGGAATTACTGCAAGTCCAAAGGAGTGGCTGGTTATGGGTCAGTTACCAAATTAAATATCAGGGAGCAGATGCAAAATGGCTGTGTATGTATTTTCTGTGGAAATGTAATCAACCAGCATTCTCCGGGCAGACCAAAAAAGTTTTGCACAGATAAATGCCGCAGGGAATGGTGGAAGCTACATCCAGAATCCGTGAACAAAAAGGATACTGCTGTCTACCATCTAACTTGTTCCCATTGCGGAAAAGCATTTGACTCTTATGGGAACAAAAAACGTAAATACTGCAGCCATAACTGCTACATCAAAGATCGGTTTTGGGAGGAGGAAGAAGATGGAATTTAAACGACTGAAAATAGGTAGCCTGATTCCTGCTGGCTATAATCCGAGGAAAAAGTTAAAGCCAGGCGATAAGGAGTATGAGAAAATTAAGAACTCCATTACAGAATTTGGCTATGTTGAGCCTGTGATTGTCAATGAGGACATGACCATTATTGGCGGACATCAGAGGGTGACAGTTCTAAAGGATCTGGGTTATGAGGAGATTGACTGCATTATTGTTTCTGTAGACAAACAGAAGGAAAAGGCACTCAATATTGCCCTGAATAAAATTACAGGCGAATGGAACAAGGAACTGCTGGCGGATCTAATTAAAGACTTACAGGATTCCGATTTCGATATAGCCTTTACTGGCTTTGAGCCGCCGGAGATTGAACAGCTTTTCAATTCCGTACATGATAAGAAGATTACGGAGGATGACTTCGATGTAGAAGCAGAGCTGCAGAAGCCTGCGGTGACAAAACAGGGAGACGTATGGCTTCTTGGGAGGCACCGCCTTGTCTGTGGTGATTCCACCTTGCCTGAAACCTACGATTTATTGATGGAGGGTAGGAAAGCGAATCTTGTGGTAACCGATCCGCCCTATAATGTGAATTATGAAGGAACTGCCGGAAGCATCCAAAATGACAATATGGATAACGATTCCTTCTATAACTTCCTCTTTGCTGCTTTCGTAAACATGGAACAGAGCATGGAGCAGGACGCATCCATTTATGTATTCCATGCGGATACGGAAGGCTTGAATTTCAGGAAGGCATTCAAGGCAGCGGGATTTTATCTCTCCGGCACCTGTATTTGGAAGAAACAGAGCCTGGTTCTTGGCAGGAGTCCTTACCAGTGGCAGCATGAGCCGATTCTCTTTGGTTGGAAGAAAGGCGGCAGGCATAACTGGTATTCCGATAGGAAGCAGAGTACCATCTGGGAATTTGACCGTCCTACTAAATCCCAGTATCACCCAACGACAAAGCCTGTTGGATTAATGGCATATCCGGTGCAGAATTCCTGTATGAGCAACTGCATTGTGCTGGATCCGTTCGGGGGTTCCGGCTCCACGCTCATTGCCTGTGAGCAGACGAACCGTATCTGTTACATGGTTGAATTAGATGAAAAATATGCAGATGTGATAGTGAACCGTTATATGGAACAGACTGATTCGACAGAAGGTGTATTTGTTATACGAAGCGGTAAGAAAATGAAATATGCAGAAATAAAAAAGGAAAGTGAAGCCGATGAAATAGCAGATATTCCTTGATTTATGTTCCAGAGTGGGCAGGCTTTCGAGGGATGAAAATAACTTTGTAAAAGATGGGGAATTGTCTTGACTTTACACCCGTTTAGAGTGATTTATGTAGTACCAAAAAAACGGAGGTATAGGTTTATGAAGATTAAAACAAATGCAGTAAACAGGAAAGATGTTGTAAAAGCGGTTTCTGAAATCGTAGGAGAAAAGGCAAAGTATCTTGGAGTTCCAAGCTGTGCCTACCAGATTGGGGAATGCACCGTGAGCCGAGCGGGCGAGGTTGAAGTGGAAGATGAAAAATTGGGAGAGCTGGTGCTTTCCGCTTTGGAGGATCAGGGCTTGGCAGAGCAGGAAGAAGAGATACGGTGTATTGAGATTCAGATACCTATGGGGGAACATACCGGACTTAGTTTGAAAAATTTAGTTCTTATGATCCATAGTAAACAGTATCTTTTAAACAAATCTGTTGGGAGTAATACCTTTCATGCAGACGAGGAGTTTGTTACGGCACTTTTGGAAAAAGAGTTTGAGGGAAGAAATGAGTTTATAGATTTTCTCCATGAGTATGAGGGGAATAAGAAAAATAAAGGATTTTACTTCACTGAGGATGCCATTATTTTTGACGGTTTTCCCATGAGTGATGACAGTATGGCCCTGAAAGCCTATACAGAGATTGCAGCCATGATGTGTATAGCAGCATGCTCCAGTAAAAGGGTAAATCCCAAAGAAACCATTGAAGAAAATGAAAAATACTACATGCGAGTATGGCTGCTCCGGATTGGACTTGGCGGACAGGGTGGCAGAGAAACCAGAAAGGTTTTGCTTTCCAATTTAAAAGGACATTCTGCTTTCCGGACGCAGGAGGAAATCGAACGGGCGAAAATCCGTAATAAGCAGAGAGCAGAAGCAGCCAAGGGCACCAAAGTGCACCAAAGTGCCTGAAACCGAAAACCAGTAAAACCTATTAAAACTGAGAATCCCGCCGCTAAAACACACAATTTGCGACGGGATTTGAAGCAGAATTTTGTGTACATTATGGCTGCGAATTGACTGGATAAAATGTGCTTTTAGAGTGATTAATAGACTACCAAAAGAAAAGCGCAGGAGGACAATGGCATATGAAAACACAGAGATTCGGAATTGAGATTGAAATAACCGGAATTACAAGGGAGCAGGCAGCACAGGTTATTGCGGATTACTTCGGAACAGGAAGAATTTACGAGGGTGATTCCTACCGCAGATACCAAGCCAGGGATAGCAAGGGCAGAACATGGAATGCCATGTACGATTCCAGCATCGTTTCTAAGAGAAAGGTAAGAGGAAGAATTGTGGATGCAGATGATACTTACAAAACAGAGGTAGTCAGCCCTATCCTTACCTATGAAGATATTGAGGATCTACAGGAAATTATCCGGCAGCTTCGGCACAAAGGAGCCTTAATCCGTGAAAAATGTGGAATTCACATCCATGTGGATGCCAGCAGTTACACACCACAGACTTTACGCAATATCGTAAACATCATGGCAAGCAAGGAGGACATTCTCTACAAGGCACTGCAGATTGACCCTAAAAGGCTTTGGTATTGCAAAAAAGTAAACGGGGATTTAATTGAAACCATCAATAAAAAGAAGCCCAGGTCTATGGAGAAGCTGGCAGACCTTTGGTACGGCGAGGATCCGTTAAGCAGACGGAACCAGCATTATAACAGCACCCGTTATCACGGGTTAAACCTCCATGCCACCTTTACCAAAGGCACGGTGGAGTTCCGGCTTTTCAACAGCACCCTGCACGCAGGGGAAGTGAAAGCGTACATACAGTTTTGTCTGGCAGTCAGCCATCAGGCATTGACACAAAAGAAAGCTTCTCCAAAGAAGACAGAAACTGACAATGAAAAATATGCATTTCGGTGCTGGATGCTCCGGCTTGGACTTATCGGGAAGGAGTTCAAGACTTGCAGGCTTCATTTTCTGAAGCATTTGGAAGGAAATTCTGCATGGCGGCACACCGCTTGACGATAACTTTTTGCACTTACCGGGCGGCATGGCTGCCCTTAAGGGTGTGAGAAGAATTTCACTACACATACGGAAAGGAAGGATGACAAATGGGCAAATTCTACATTGCTTACGGCAGCAACATGGATGAAAGGCAGATGGCATACCGTTGCCCTACAGCGAGACTGGTCGGAAAATCAGAGATAGTAGGATATGGATTGCTGTTTAAGGGTACTAAGACTGGAGCCTATGCAACGATTGAGCCGAAAACGGGAAGCAGAGTTCCAGTGCTGCTCTGGGAGATTGAGGAAGAGGATGAAAGAAACCTGGACCGCTATGAGGGCTTCCCTGCTTTTTATTACAAGAAAAATTTGAAATTAGAATTTAATGGGGGAAAGAAAACAGCTATGGTATACATCATGGATGAGAAGAGAAAGCCGGGAGTGCCCAGCCGTGGATATTATGATATCATGGATAGGGCTTATGATAAATTTGGGTTTAATAAGAGCATTTTGAAGCAGGCGATGATTGGCAGTGGAGGTTGAATGTCTTTTGCGGGGTGGATCAAATAAAACCGATAAAGTGAAAGCTAGGAATTGATGAAAATAAAAGTGATATAACGGAAAGAGACTTCTTCGGAGGTCTTTTTTCTCTGCCATAAATAATGTGCTTTTGGAGGGGAGGTGGAATCGTGGCACAGAGGGGAAGAAAACCAAAACCGACAGAAGTCAAGGTGCTTGAGGGAAATTCAGGCAAGCGGAGCCTGAACACTAATGAGCCAAAACCAAAGAAGAAAGCCCCAAGATGTCCGGCATGGTTGGAGGAAGAAGCAAAGAAAGAATGGAAGAGGATGTGTAAGCAGTTGGAGGAACTGGGGATTTTGACAGAGATTGATATGGCGGCCTTCGCCGGATACTGTCAGGCATATGCAAGGTGGAAGGAAGCAGAGGAGTTTATTACACAGCATGGAACCATCGTTAAGACACCAAGCGGATACTGGCAGCAGGTGCCACAGGTTTCCATTGCTCAGACCTATCTGAAAATCATGAATAAATTCTGTGAGCAGTTTGGTCTGACCCCGTCTGCCAGAAGCCGGATTGTAACCGACAGTGGTGAGGACAAAGGAAATGATGTGATGGAGCTGTTGCTGGTGAAAGGCGGTGGCAGATAATGTTTGATGTGGCAAGGGCAGAACATGCGGTCAATTTCATTAACTGCCTCAAACACACGAAAGGCAGATGGCGGGGGGTTCCCTTTGAATTACTCCCCTGGCAGGATAGGATTATTCGGGATATTTACGGAACGGTAAAGGAAAACGGCTACCGTCAGTACAATACCGCTTATGTGGAGATTCCAAAGAAAAATGGGAAATCGGAATTGGCGGCAGCGGTTGCCCTTTATATGACCTGTGGTGACGGGGAATGGGGAGCGGAGGTTTATGGCTGTGCTTCTGACAGGCAGCAGGCCTCCATTGTATTTGATGTAGCGGTGGACATGGTGGATCAATGTCCGGCTCTGAAAAAGAGGATTAAACCCGTTATGTCGGTAAAACGTCTGGTATATAAGCCCACTAACAGTTTTTATCAGGTGCTGTCGGCGGAAGCCTATACCAAGCATGGCTTGAATGTCCATGCAGTTATTTTTGATGAGCTCCATGCCCAGCCGAACCGGGAGCTGTTCGATGTTATGACGAAAGGTTCCGGGGATGCCAGAACACAGCCATTGTTCTTCCTGATTACTACTGCAGGTAATGACAGACATTCGGTGTGTTTTGAGCAGCATCAGAAGGCGGAGGATATTATTTGTGGTCGGAAGATTGACCCTATTTTTTATCCGGTAATCTATGGGGCAGCCGATGAGGGGGATTGGTCATCTGAAAAAATCTGGTATCAGGCGAATCCGTCTCTTGGACATACCATAGATATTGAGAAAGTCAGAAATGCTTATCTTAGTGCAAAAGATAATCCGGCAGAAGAAAATATTTTCCGACAGCTTCGTCTGAACCAATGGGTAAAGCAATTCACTAGGTGGATGCAGATGGAAAAGTGGGATAATTGTAGTTTTACGGTTGACGAAGCGGAACTGATCGGAAGGGAATGCTACGGTGGTCTTGACCTTTCCAGTTCTACGGATATCACTGCTTTTGTGTTGGTGTTTCCTCCGAGAAACGATGTGGAGAAGTATATTATTCTGCCGTATTTCTGGATACCGGAAGAGAATATGAACCTTAGAGTACGAAGGGATCATGTTCCTTATGATGTGTGGGAAAAGCAGGGGAAGCTGAAAACTACGGAAGGTAATGTTATTCATTATGGGTTTATTGAAAATTTCATAGAGGAACTGGGAACAAAATTCAACATCAAAGAGATTGCTTTTGACCGGTGGGGTGCGGTGCAGATGGTACAAAATCTGGAGGGTATGGGATTTACCGTGGTTCCGTTCGGACAGGGCTTTAAGGATATGTCGCCGCCGTCTAAGCGGTTGATGGAATTAACTTTGGAAAAACGTCTGGCACATGGTGGTCATCCGGTGCTTCGGTGGATGATGGATAATATTTTCATTAAGCAGGATCCGGCAGGAAATATCAAGCCAGATAAGGAAAAATCCACGGAGAAGATTGATGGTGCTGTGGCAACGATTATGGCTCTTGATCGGTCGATCAGGAATGGAGGCGTTAATGGGAGTGTGTATGATGATAGGGGGATATTAGTATTTTAAATTTCCTTTTTCCATGTTATACTTGTATAAGATAAACAGGAATTTATCTTTGTGAGGAGATGGTTATTAACTATGGATAAATTTAAAAATGATATAGATATACTTGAGTTTGCACGTTTAGTAAGTATGATATCATTAAATACCCCTATATCAACTGAATTTGATATCAATTATGGACAAAAAGAAGATAGATGGTGGACTTGTCAACGTGAACACCTCATTGTCTGGTGTCTTTTTCAACCAACAAAAGGATTTCCTGGGTTTGCACATAAACCCAATAATAGCACCAGAGCTATGTATAATAACTTTGCACGTCCAGAAACATTACTTTGGTTAGCAGAATCATTGGGCGAAGACAAAGAAGTCCTGTCAAAAATCATAAAGGAAATTAACGATATCAAAAATTGTCGGAAGGCATGTTCAAAGTTGCGAAAAACAATTTCCTTTGATAGAATTTTAGAGTTAATTTTACAAAATCCGATATGTCAGAAAATCAGAAGTTATATATGAAAGGGTTGGCGATATATGAAAGAATGCAAAAAGTGTGGAGCAATCATGCCAGACGATGATAAAGATAGTGTATGTGAAGAATGCAAACAAAAAACGAAGAAAATCATTAAGGTGGTAGTTCCAATAGCAGCAGTTGCAACAACTGCTGTTATGTACAGCCTATTCAAAGGTAAAAAAGGTGGAATATCGGCTAAGCAAATTTCTGATGCCACTAATGATGTGGTTTCGGGTATCACAGACAATTCCAAGAAAGTCTTTGGTGGGCTCACGCAGAGTACAATTGATGGTTTAGCGAAAGATACGAACCGTGGTGTAAAAGCTGTTATTCAGGGCGATGCTCTTAAATATACGTATAAGTCAGCTTCGGGAAAATCAGTCAATTCCGCATTATTTGAATTTGATGATGCGGGTAAACTTGTTGGTTACCTCGGAAATGGACCATATTTTGCTGCAAATTCACCTCGTCTTTTTTGTGAAAAAATACTTGAAAAAATGCAGGAAATCAGATAAAGTCGAAGGACTATTTTCAAAATAAATTGACAAATTCTAATTTATCAGTGAGTTAGGATAGCAAAATCTTTTAATATAAGCATTAGGCATCTCTTCGGAGGTGCTTTTCTTTTGCTGTTTTTAAGGAGGAATTATGAAGCTTAGTTCTATTTTGGGAATAAGAGGAGCAAGGGATAAGCCAAAGGATAGCTATGGTGGTTCGGATTATTCCTTTTTCTTTGGAAGGAGTACAAGCGGAAAACCTGTAAATGAACGGACGGCAATGCAGACAACAGCAGTCTATTCCTGCGTAAGAATTTTGTCCGAGACAATTGCTTCCCTGCCACTTCATGTTTATAAGTATACAGACAACGGCAAAGAACGTGTTTATGATCACCCGCTGTATCACATTCTCCATGATGAACCAAATAGGGAGATGACATCCTTTGTATTTCGAGAAACACTAATGAGCCATCTTCTCATATGGGGAAATGCTTATGCACAGATTGTTCGGGATGGAAATGGCAGAGTGCTTGGTTTATATCCACTTCTTCCAGATAAGATGGAAGTGGAAAGGGATGAAAATGGAGAACTTTATTACATCTACAGCAGGAACAGCGATGAGAACCCGAACTTCAATGAGTATGGACGTGTATATTTAAGGCAGCAGGACGTACTTCATATTCCGGGACTTGGATTTGATGGCTTAGTGGGATACTCTCCTATCGCTATGGCAAAGAATGCAGTAGGTATGACACTTGCCTGTGAAGAATATGGTGCCAGCTTCTTCGCAAACGGAGCAAATCCCGGTGGTGTTCTGGAGCATCCGGGGGTATTAAAAGATCCGGCAAAAGTTCGGGAAAGCTGGAATGCAGTATATCGCGGCTCAAGCAATGCTAATAAGGTAGCGGTGCTGGAAGAAGGTATGAAATACCAACAGATTGGAATTCCACCAGAGGAGGCACAGTTTTTAGAAACCAGGAAATTTCAGATTAATGAGATTGCAAGACTATATCGCATTCCACCTCATATGGTGGGAGATTTGGACAGAAGTTCGTTTTCAAACATTGAACAGCAGTCCTTAGAGTTTGTAAAGTATACACTGGACCCTTGGGTAATCCGCTGGGAACAGGCATTGCAAAAGGCACTATTACTTCCGCAAGAGAAGAAGGAGTATTTTCTTAAATTAAATGTGGATGGCCTGCTTCGTGGAGATTATCAGAGCAGAATGAACGGATATTCTGTTGGAAGACAGAATGGATGGCTGTCGGCTAATGATATCCGGGAGATGGAGGATTTAAATACGATCCCTTCAGAGGAAGGCGGAGATTTATATCTGGTCAATGGCAGCATGACAAAGTTGAAAGATGCAGGGGCATTTGCAGTAAACAGTAATAGCAGAAAGTGAGGACACCAAAATGAAACGAAAGTTTTGGAACTGGGTAAAAAATGAGGAGGAAAGAATCCTTTTTCTGAATGGGGAAATCTCAGATGAAACATGGTATGGCGATGAAGTAACCCCTAAGATTTTCAAATCTGAACTGGAAGCAGGAAAAGGGGATGTGACGGTTTGGATTAATTCTCCGGGAGGAGATGTGTTTGCAGCGGCACAGATATATAACATGCTGATGGATTACAAAGGCAGTGTCATCATCAAGATTGATGGATTGGCGGCATCAGCAGCATCTGTTATTGCCATGGCAGGAACAGAGGTGCTGATGTCTCCGGTGGCAATGATGATGATTCACAATCCTATGACGATTGCTATCGGTGATTCAGAGGAGATGAAGAAGGCAGGCTCCATGTTGGAGGAAGTAAAAGAAAGTATTATGAATGCCTATGAAATCAAGACAGGACTTTCACGCTCCAGGATCTCAAAGCTCATGGATGCAGAGAGTTGGTTCAATGCTAAGAAAGCGGTAGAGCTTCATTTTGCGGACGGGATACTAAACGATGTTAGCAGCAAGCGGGAATTTAAAAATAGTGAAGCAGAAGTGGAGGGGATCATGTTTTCCAGAGCAGCAGTCACGAACTCTCTGCTTGGGAAATTGATTCCTCCCAAGGAAGCGAAAAAGACACCTATTGATCAATTAGAAAAGAGATTAAGTCTCTTGTCACATTAAAGGAGGAGCATCGAATGAATAAGATTTTAGAATTGAGAGAAAAAAGAGCGAAAGCGTGGGAGACAGCAAAGGCTTTTCTGGATACAAAAAGAGGAACGGATGGTTTGTTATCCGCAGAGGATACTGCTGCCTACGATAAAATGGAAGCAGATGTGGTGAATTTAGGTAAGGAGATAGAACGTCTGGAACGCCAGGC